TAATACCCTTATGAACATAAGCGCTTTGTTCTCGGCGCGCAGGTCGATCACCACTGATAGTTAAGATATGATCCTTAACTTCAATATCGATATGTTCTTGTTTGAAACCAGCCACTGCCATTTCCAGAGTGTATTTCATCTCTTCGTCTTTAATGACATTATGTGGTGGGTAGGTATCCTTCGAGTGCTGGTGAATATTTTCCAGTTGATCGAAGATGTGGTCGAAACCAAGAAATGCGTTTCGCGGATATGCGAATGATCCAGTCATATTTTCCTCCTATTGACTAGCAAGGTTAAGCGGACACCCAAAAGGCATGTCCAATACTATATATATTATTTGTTTCCGATATTATACTTCGGACACAACTCCCATTCATTTTTTTCTTTGAACGGAATGATTTTTATCTGTCTCATCGGCGCCAGTGGTTTCATCTTATCTGCAGTTTCAATACTGATAAGACCCCAGTCGCTCATTAGTTGAGCAATAGTATTTCTACGTGCAATATCATTCTCTTCTAAGTTAGACTTCTTACCGTCAAGTAAGAATAACTCTTTGAAGTGCACGATAAAATACCTGCCTTGTTTATGTAGTATATGACAAGACTGAAATAATTTTTTATCTTTGCGGGATGCTACACCTATCCGTGTAAGCGTTTCTCTAACTTTTAAAAAATCATCTGGCTCGTTTAAAGAGATTTCGAGCATAGATGTAGGATTCCATTCTACAATATTATTTTGTTCCACCTTTATACACCTTCTTTTTTATATCTATTATTTGTTCAGGTGTGAGAAGGGTCAAGGCTTGGCGGGCTTTTTCATTACTGTAGCCATAATATTCCTTGACAACTTCCACGTCACTGGCGGTTTCAGGTTTCATCCACTTAGAAAATCTTTTCCGCCTTCTTACTATATTTATAAGAAAGTCGAATTGTAAACGATTATCTAAGTGTGCATTCAAATTCATTTCATTTGCAAATAAAACTGTATCATTGAAGTAAGACAGACCACGGTTAACCATGAAAGCGTTATAACCTTTTTCGGCTATGTCATCTATCATAACATCTTTCTTTGTGTCATTGATAGCAGTTAAATATTCAAAGGGATTCGTCGTCATAATGACTCCATGGTCTTTGTACAAATCTTAGAAAACAATAAAGGCCGATGCAAACTAACAACATAGTTGTTTTAGAATATTCAAAGTATCCCATAATTAAAGCAACTTGCATTGTGAGTATGAAAGCCGTCCAGTCAGGACCTAAATTCCGTAGGGCCTCCAACATGGTTTTCATAATCAATCAACTCCTCTATCTGTTCTTTAGTTACTGAATTTACATCACCACCAAAAATATGTTTTTTATTCCAATATAATTGAGGGACAGATTTGTGGCCCGATTCTTTTAAGAAGTTTTTAGCGTTTTTATCTCCAGAGATATTTACTTCTTTAACATTATAGTTCCACGATAAAAGTTTTGCGATCATTTGTGCACAGAACTTGCAGCCGTTCTGTGTGTATAGTGTAAGTTCAAGTGAATTGGACATTAGCCATTACCTCCGTAAGACATGCGACTACGTTTAATTCGTGATCAGCCACGAATGCATTTTTATATTGGTAGTCAGCAAGGATTAAAACTAGTTGTGGTATCGATTGCGGTGCGACTTTATCGTACATAGAATCGTATAGACCACGAAAGATTGCAGCTGCGTCTGTGTCAATGTTGTTCACAACCCAGCCACGCATTTTTTTAAAGTCTTTTGATTTTAAGTAAGCATATAGTTCATCATAGGATCCAGCACTAGAAATAGAAATAGACCCAGCCACACTCCCCAAAACAGAATATCTTTGTAGTTCATTTAGTATCCTCCTCCAATCAGGGGCAAATTTCATAATTAAATCGGCAACTGTTCTTTTATCATACTCAACTTGTTCAGCTTCCAAGATTGCCGTAACTCTTTCCATGAAGTTGGCAGCGAGTTGAGCCATGTCTTTCTTAGACGTATTGAATTCATACACACCACAACGAGAATGTAGAGGTTGAATGATACGATTCTTAAAGTTACATGTAAGTATAAACCTGCAGTTATCGGCAAACTCTTCAATAAATCCACGCAGTGCAGGTTGAGTCGACTGCGGATTGAGATAGTCTGCCTCGTCAAGGATCACAACTTTGTATCCACCTTGTAGCGATACAGTGGACGCAAACTGTTTGATCTTTGTTCTTAGTGTATCAATGTTGCCTTCTTCGGAACCATTGATAATAATAAAGTCATTGCCAAGCTCGTTACATAAAGCTTTAGCAACTGTAGTTTTACCAAGACCAGCAGAGCCAGTGAACAACATGTTAGGAAGTTCACCGGACTCTACAATCTTTTGAAAGACTTGCTTTAAACTATCTGGTAGGATAGTTTCTGATATTGTACGCGGCCGATATTTTTCGACCCAAAGGAAATTATTAGACATCTACTATACTCCATAACAAATATTATACCACAAAACACTGAGTAAGTAAATATCTTATTCTTCCTCCATCGCTTTCTCTTGTTGGATAGTTTCAACAAGCTGAATGATTTGTACAGCATCATCACGTAGTTTACCAAGGGTTGACATTTCTTCACCCTTGACTGCACCACGCTGTGACATAGCGTCAATCACGGCTACACAAGAACGTGATACCTGGTTTGACAATGTCATCAAGTGATCCATTTTATCTGGTTCTTGATTTTCGATTTCTTCATTCATATTAAACTCCGTACGAAGAGGTTTTTTCAAGTGCAATCCAATACTTGACATTTAAGTCTTTGTGTTTGAAACAAGAAATTAATTTACTCGATATTTCTACATCATAGTCACCGGTAAGAATCTTAAGATTTGAAATACTTAGAATAAAATTAAAGTTTGCTCCACTTGGAAACTCACCGTCAATGTCGATCGAGAATGCGTTTGACGTTGAGTTCTGGCTGTCAACCACAGAAAGACTTAGTACACCGTCATTGCCAGTAATTAATACTTCATCATGACCAAGAGTGGATGCAGCTCTTTTAATTTTATTGAGAGTATCATTTGTCAGTGTAAACTTAACTTCCGTTTCCGGCATGTTAATATCTTTTTGTGGGGTTGTCAACGTTTCTTCTGGCGAGAAGAAGTACTTGACTTTTGAGCGACCAGTTGAGTCGCCGATGGTAACATACTCTTCGGCAAACTTAAGCCGAGGTGTATCTACCAATCCAAGGACACCAATAAACTCGTTGAGATCATAGATGCCAAATGGTTGTGGAAACTCTTCTTCAACCACAGCTGTGGCCAATACATTGCGAGCTTCGGAAATAGTTTTAATTGTGCTGCCCTGTTGAATCAACATATTCTGATTGATACCAGAAAAGTTTTTCAAGACGTTAAGAGTATTCTCATTTAGTTCCATTATGTATCCTCCAAAAGATATGTATATTATACCACAAGTTCATTCGCTTGTACACCAATTTTCATCTGGCTAAAGTTTTTTTCTTTGACAAACTCGATCTTACTGTCAAACTTACCATCGAGTATATCACCTTTGTGCGATATCACAAATACGTTTGTGTCTTCACCAAGTGTATATAAAATCTTGAGTAAGTTTTCTACACCGTCGTGGTCAAGCGATGAGTCAAACGTTTCATCGAGTAAAAGTAAATTGGTCGATACGCTGTTCTTCATCTTCGCTACTTGGCGCCAAGTAAATAGCAGTGCTAAGTCGATTCTTTGTTTCTCGCCTTCACTAAAAGAATCATAAGTAAATTCATCCCTGTGACGAGATCTTATAACTTCTTGGAATGATTCGTCTAAGTGAAAGTGTACAAAGAAGTCTAAGATTTGTAGGTATTGGTTGACTAATTTATTCATAACCGGCAGGTACTGTTTAATTATTTTAGTCTTAATGCCTGTGTCTTTTAACATTTCGATAATAACAGAATTATAATTTAAGTCATCAGAAAGTTTTAGTTTTTCTTCTAACTCATTGCTTCTATCATCTTCAAATTTTTGTAAGTCGGTACGAGCCTGGGTAAGATCCGTACCGATTTCTTTTTCTATATGCGACCGATAATCAGATATGGTTGCTTGCAGTTTTGAAATCTCTTTGGTGTTGGCAGTGAGTTTATGTACCCGATCCCGAAGCGTTGAAAGTAAGCCAGTCTGTTGCTCAATCTCCGATTCCACCCCTTGGCCTTCCGTTCCGATTTGCTTAATCTCTGCCTTCCGCCGATCCCTATCTTCTTGTGTCGATAATAAAATCGCATGTTTATGGCCGTCTGAAATGGCTTGGTCACACACGGGACACGACTCATTCTCTTCGAAAAAGGTGATCCGCTTCTCGAGGTCGCGGATAGCCGATTGCCGATCTTGACCTCGGAGGAGTAAACTCTGCTTCCTATCCTGTAAAGATCGTAGCCTTTCATCGGCTTCTGATACAGATTCATCGAGTCCGAGGCTAAGCTCACTATTCTCATTCTGTAGTTCATCGATGATATTCTGCGATGCTTGTATCCTAGATTCATAGTCCTTTCGATTCTCTTCAGTTAGTGCTGCGATATCGCGAATATACTTCTTTTGAGATTCAATTTTAGTTTTCACAATATCTATGTTGTAATCTATCTGTCTGAGTTTATCTTTTAACTGTACATTTTTTTCCTTTAAAATAATGTTCATCTTTGAAAAGACGTTAATATCGAGAAGATCTTCAATGACTTCTCTACGAATATGCGAAGGTAGTTGCATAAAAGGTATGAAAGAGGAGCTACCCAATACAACTACCTGGTGAAACGATTTATGGTTGAGTTTTAGTATGTTCTGTTCAAGAATCTTTTGATATTCACGTGAGTGAGATGATTGGTTGAGCATAGTGCCATTTTTCCATATCTCAAATACGTTTGGCTTGATTCCTCTTGATACTTTAAACTCGTTTCCACTTAAACTAAATTCTATTTCTACTAGGCAACCCTTGTTATTAATAGAGTTGATAAGTTGTGTCTTATTAATATTGCGGTGCGCCTTGCCAAATAAAGCAAAAGATAAAGCATCCAGCATGGTTGATTTACCTGCGCCATTTTGGCCTACAACAAGTGTAGACTTGTTTTTATTAAGTTCTATTTCAGTAAAGTTATTTCCAGAAGAAAGAAAGTTCTTATACCGAAGAGTTTTAAATTTTATCATGCAAATTCCAAAGCTTGCGCTTCTGTCATAAGTTCTCTTACTTGGGTTTTGATTTTATTTTTATCAAGATCTGTATCGACCGCGTCAATATACGAGTCGACAATCTCTTGGGTGTCGTCAAAATTAATCTTATCATCTTCAATACTTTCA